TGATTCTTGTCTCTCAATAACGTCACTTAAAAAATCGTATATTGCTATTGTTTGAGAACCGGATGGACTGTTCTTTACAAATACAGAACTGCGTAATGTGTCCACATCAGCACCTTGGGCATATAACATCATTGCTAACTCTTTCGGATCCCTCATTTTGGGAGAGGTGAAACGATAATAGTCTTTGGCTAACTCTAATCCATCCTGTGTTGTAGTCATTGCCTCTCTAAACACAGTTGACCTATTTTTTAATATTTGGTTAACAGCTGTACTCAACGATCCTTTTATCGAAGAAAATAGCATAGCAGAACCAATACCAACCGTAGCTATACCCAATGAAATCATGGGACCGGCTCCAGCAACTGAAAGGCTTGACCCTGCGGCAGCAGACATCAGACCAGTCGCAAGTGGGTAAGCAGCAGAAGATAAACGAGAAAGCCCACGCAAACCTCGTTCAGTCATACCATATTGTACGAAGTCCTTTATAATTTTTCGCTCTTCTTCAGTTGCTGTTGGCAATTTTTTAAACTTGTTTTTAGCAAATTTTTGAAATTCATCTCTAAAAGCAAGTTCAAAAGGCTTATTATTCTGAAGTTGGGCATTTGAAGCAGCAGTTTCAATTTTAGTTACAATGTTTTTCTTTCTCCATAATTCTCTAGCAACCGATAGTGCGTCATTTACTGAGTCGTATTCTATGGCCGTAAAAGTATTACCTTGTACTTTAAATTTGCCTTCTATAGAGCCTAGAATCTGTTCTTCTTGCTCGTTTATTAAATCTAAGACTTTCTTCGCTCCTGGCGCGTCCTTGGTCCTTATAGCAACAAATTCAGCTAGATCACTTCTTGCCCTATCCAATGACGCAAAGGCATTCTCTCCATTCTGTATTTGCTTCTGTAGCCTATTTATAATTCCTGTAACGGTTTTAGTTGTCACTCCGCTTTTCGTAAAATTATTTAAATTTTTAAATAAAGATTTCTGTTGATTTTTATTAAGTACCAGACCGCCAGATTTTAAACTCTCATAAATAACATCAGAGGCACCTTGCAAAGTGCTTGAATCAGGCAAATTACCTTCTAGGAAGTTCTTTTTAGCCACGCCAGAGTAAAACATGGCAGCACCTAAGCCAGATACTAACTGACCTCTTGATCTCCATTTATCGACATCCTGTCCGGTCAGGGATGCGATTTCTGCACTAAGTTCTCCACCGACTACGCTACCAGTAGCAGCAGCCATGTCTTCCTTAAAAGATCCATTGCCTATTGCTTTAAAAAATGCGTTAACTTCTTGTGGCTTAAAACCTTTCGTCATAAATCTAGCAAAGCCACGCAACACTGGACCACCAGCAACAAAGGTAGTTGCAAGGTCTACCGCATTTGTTACACGTTGCTCGTTTTCACTTCCCATATTTTGACTGAGGCAACAAAGGTAGTTGCAAGGTCTACCGCATTTGTTACACGTTGCTCGTTTTCACTTCCCATATTTTGACTGAGAGTTGGAAAGGCTTTATTCAAACTCATTTCGTTATATGAGTTTAAAAATGAACTATTAGGACTTGCACCTGAATCTTGATAACCTTTTGCGTAAGCTGCTCGTGGAAGAGCAGTAATCATATCTGCGGTGCCAACCAGACCTTTTCCAACCCCTCTAGCAACTGCTTTACCCATACCAATTTCATTATTTTGAACTGGCTCTACAGGGTCTGTAGGAATATTTACAGGCGTTACTATTTCAGGTGTCGCAAAATCTCTCTCATAACGTCCTTGAAAAACAGAAGTCGGTGGTTTTCTGCCTGAATTCGAAGTAATAGTAATTTCTTGCCCATTAATAATTTCTTTATATTGTTTTGCCATAAGACTGACTTCTTCTATTCAAATTCTTGTTGGGAAGGAAAACCGAGATAAGTATATAAATCCATGTCTTGTTTTTCCGAAGCTTCTTCTGCGTGATATTTAAAAACATTAATAACATCGTTCAGTTGTTTTACTAATTCTTCTCTATCAAATGCTATATCTAAATTTCCTTCTAACCTTCCTAATAATTCCAATTCTTTTTGTGTCAATTGACCGAATCCACTTGAACCATCAGTTGATAATCTCCTGGCACTAGCCAAAGCCTCGTTAGCCAAATTAGCTAATGTTATGTCTTTTTTAAGTGCAAATTTATTTTCATTGGTACCTGGTATTTTTTCAAAAATTTTACTTTTAAAAGTGCCAGTTTTAACTTTATATACTCCGTTTTGATCTTGCACTGCTAAATCACTTAGTAATTCATTGAGATACCTTATGTTGTTATTGCTTGTCCTTATTCTGTTTTTTGTTGCTCTATTTCCTGTATCGACTAAACCTTGAACTCTTCTTCTCTCTGCTCCTGGGGCTGGCATTCTTACTTTTGTTATATTCTTTTCATCATCTAAAACCGGTTGGTCTGTTAATTTTCCACTTTCATCGACATAGTACAGAGGTTCGTCCACCTCCTTACCGCCTTCGTAACGCCTCATCAGAAATTTATCTGCAAAATTTAATACTTGTTGTTCGTCCGTTTTATTTGTTGCTGATTCTCGCAAAAACTCATTGTAGGATTCATTGGTAAAATCTTCTCTGTCAAACATTTCTGTTCGCAAATCTGGTTGTTCTACATTTGGATTCTTTTCAAATGTTTGTGATTCAGTATCGAAAACAACTCCATTACCTAAGTTTAAGAACCTATTTGGATTTGTAGGTACACGATTGTTCTTCTCAATTTCAGAAGCTCTTAGATTTGCGTCTTGAAACATTTTTGATAACGCCATTGCCCTGCCTGGACTTATCTGCCTTATCGTGGCTAAAGCCCTCATTTGGTCGTTAGGATCATCAGGGTTAATTTGTCTCATAACATCATCAATTTTTTCATCTTCATTTTTGAAGGATGAATTATATTTAGACAAACCCTTTCTTATTTGTTCAAACCCAGTATTGATATTGCGGTTAGCTGCAACCCCTAATAGATCACCAGGTCTTCTATTTCTTCTTCCTAACAACAATTCTGTTAAACGATCATTTTCTCCAGCCATGACTTACACCTTCTCTTATGTTGGGTACCTATTAGCAAGTTCGATTAAATCATTAAACGTGAAATCAGAACCGTTGTCTTCACCACCAATGCTACTTAATGGTACTAACCCTGGGGCATTATCATTCCCACTCATTGCTAAAAGATTTAACAATCCTGTCAAAGAAGTGTTCCTAATATTTGCAGCGGTTTCCTCAGTGCCTAAATCATAATCTAAAAGCGTTTGATCTAAATTAGCCCTACTCAAACCTAATTGTCTTCCAGCTACGCCTCGTAAATCAGCAGCTTGAACACCTAAATTTCCAAGACTTTGTAGTGATTCAGAAGGTAACAAAGAATCCCTTAAAGCATTCGAAGCGATATTAGCACCGGCTTGCTTTTGTTGTATTTCACGACCAAGACCTTGTAGCACTTGATCGCTGTACAACTGTGAGTCAGTAGTTGCTTGACCCATCGCTGCTTGTCGTGCATTAGTTAAATCTAACGCTTCAGACCTAGCAGCATTTATAGCCTGTAAGCCATCAGCAGAGCGTTGTTCTTGTATTGCTTTCTCTAAGGCCAGTTGCTCTGGAGAACCTCCGTAAGCTGCTGTTTGAAGCCCTAAACGGCCTTGATTAAGCAGTTGCTCTTGTAGTGACATTTGGGCACGTTCTTCTTCGGGCCTTCTGAGTTCAGTCAGCCTGTCGAAAATATCTTGCTCTCTAGCTGTTCGATTATCAGCTTCAAATGGATCAGTAAGTGAAACTCCATCACCGTATTGGCTTTGCAAGTTTTGAAGCATTGATGGTTGACCTTCTCCCGATCTACCTTGAATTAGATTCATCAGTGCATTTCTATCAGAAGATGGGTTGAAGCTAACGTCTCCAGTAGTTGGATCAACCTGACGGCCAAAAATTCTGGAGTAAAAGTCAGAAACACCGTCTGTCAGATCACCTTGCAAATTTTGATAAGGAGCATCTGTGCTATAGGTTACATTTCCTAAAGCATCAACAGCGACTTTCCCTGGGCCACCAGTTACCGAGAATGGCTCAAAAGCCATATCTGTCTCTAGCTGCCTTTCTGTATCAGCCAAAGTATTTTTAGCCGTATCACTAAGACCCCTTATGTCACTGGATAAAGCTTCTCCTAAACCAACCTGGCCTATTGCAGCACCAAACTGTCTCAAGTTTTTATATTTATCATCAGTGAATAAGTCACTGACAAAACCAGTGGCTTTTTCAAATGGACTGGGCATTAGTAGGTTCCTCCATTGATCGTGGATAGTGTCGTTGTGCCACTAACGGAAATATTTGAAAAGTTTGCCGTACCGGTAAAAGTTGGGCTGGCTAAATTTGCTTTGGTCGCAGAGCAGACCTCTATTTGATTGAATTCAACGTCCACCTCTGAGCCTTTAATTACCTTTGACGGATTTCCTGAACTCATACTATCTTTGCTGGTGAAATTGGTGCTTTTCACATAATTCGTCACTTATTTTCTCCTTAAACAATACGGCCGACTAGGCTATAAACATTTAACTGCTGAATGGCTAATGGTTGACCAGCAACAGTGCTGGTTAAACCAATTGTTACAACTGCACCCGAACCCCTAGCATTAACACGTTGTGTATTAATCAAAACCGGTGATTTAGAATATTCTGCTGCTGTATTAAATTCTGAAATGTTGTATTGACCAGCGTTAATGGTTGCTAAACGGAACGCAGATTTGGTGAAGTCATCGACGTAATCGAAACCCCATTGAAGAACTACCCTGGCGTTTGATCCCTGGAAGGTTGTAAGGTTTATCTTCTTCAGGAATTTACTTCTGCTGCTGTCACCAAAATCCAATGGGTGCGTAAAATAGCTTAGTTCGTAATCCTGACCATTATCTTGTTGACCGGTGTACTTACCCCAACCACCAGTGACACCAATTAATAATTCTTCATCTGCGTTAACAGTCATTGATAGAGGATCAATACTTGACCAGGTTGTTGTTCTTAAACTGCCATCTTGGAGCGGTGCCCTGGTGTCGAACACATAAACAACACCAATCCCTGAAAAGCTAACAATGATAAAAGCATTTTGGGGATCATAAATTGTACGAATGTTGGCCCCATCCGAAAGAATAAATCGCCTAATATCATTATCAACATTTCGGCTGATATCACCAATGGGTGCTGACTTTTCTTGAATGGTTCTTCCTAAACTTCTGACACCTGTTGAATCAACATAAATAAGATCCACGCCGGTACTCACAACACAATCACGATTTACAGCACCTATATTTTTAATGGTATCTTGCAAAACCATAGTGCTGGGTGAATTTGCTCCAGCATAAACAAGGATTGAATTTTTTCCATAGATTACCAAAAGATTATTGTGCGCTTGGATTGATTGAATAGTGTCATAACCAGTAGGCCAAACATTAGTAAGATCCAGACTTCCGCTACTTCCACCGGACCAGTCCACGCCATCGAGCAAATCTGACCAGTAGATTGTTTTTTGATCTGTAGTGGTATCTGCTGCCCATACACGGCCATAAGCTGCCACACAAATGTTTGCACTGGGAGGCACACCGGCTGCACTACCATGATCCACTATTTTTGTTAACGCAGAAGTTGATGCGTCATACACAAGGGGGAAATGACCTTTTTGGAATAGAAAAAACTTATTGGCAATAGAACAAGTGTCCCATTTATTAGCAGAAATTGTGTAACCGCCAGGGGTTACATCTGTAAGCGTTGTTGTGCCAGTAAATATTTTATTAGATGCAGCACTAAACATAATTTTTGTGCCGTTTTGTTGCACAAATTCACTGACCATTTCAACGCCATCACCACTCGTTATTACAGAACTAGCGTTACTCGGAATAATGGTATAGCCGTTCCTAGCAGCAATTCGGCCTTGCTTGTCGATAACTGCATTGTCGCAGATCGCAGAAAAGGATTGGCTTTGCAACAACGGAGAATCCTGGGTATTTATACCCCCAAATCCTGGTGCTGCTAATGTCACATTTTGAAGTTGTTGAGCCATTTGTTACACCGCATACCAAATTAATTCATCAGGATATTTGTAAGCATCAATCGCTATTGCGTCACCTAAACTTCTTTGCGCCACCGCAAACTGTTCTTGAGCAGATATACCACCAGTTTCGCCACGCTCTCTTAAAGCCATAGCAAACGCCAACTGGATTACTGGCTGGCTTGGAATAGTCAGTTGCGTTGTGTCATCTGCTAAATCTGCTTGGGGCACAACCATATCAAACTTAATTGTCTGAATTTTATCTGGCGTTGGATACAACTGAACTTGTAAATAATTGTTCGTATCCGTTCCCATATATGCAAAAGAAGTTGGATTCCCCGTTGCTGCTGTGTTGAGGACAGTAAAATTATTCATCCAATCTTTCGTTTGTTGCTTGAGGTAACTTTTGTTATCTACATTCATTGCAGATTTTAAAATTGCTGACTGAAAAGCGGTTGTAAGCGGATATGTTGTTTGGCCTACTGCGGTACTAAATTCAATCGTCTTTCTTAAAGCACTCCATTCATGTGATTGCTCAACTTGATTTTTGGCATCATTGACCAGCAGCCCTGATAAAATCGAGTAATCAGTTTCCAGATTTGTTGTTACTGTTTGCTCTCTCAGTCGGCTTAAAACGCCATTTATGATTTCAAGAAAGGTCATCGTACTCTACTCCAAATAATCTATTTAACAGGCTTGGTTCGTTCCGATTGATCCTATTAATCTCTCTTCTGTACAATCCTGTTGTTATAGGCACCCTTGGTTGTGCTGCTAATATTTGTATCATTGAATTACCAGGCTGAGTACCAGGGCCGGTTCCAGGGCCAGTACCTGAACCTATGCCTTCGATTCCTGTACCTTGGTTGCCAGTACCAGGCACTTCACTGTTTCCTGTTGGTAAATTACCTTGCAAACCTTCACCAACCACCCTTGAAACCTCACC